TAAATAATATATATGGTAAATCTATTGATTATGCAGCGCTGCGTCATCGGGATATAATTATTGTAAAAATAGATTTGTTTATTCAACGAATCACTCATAATTTATGGCATGCACGTAAAAAAATGTGTTTTTAATTGAGCAAATAAATGATCTCAAAATGTGGGTCAATAAGTATATTGACGATTGCACTGATGAGGATTTAAACGATCGTGACTTTATTGCATCAGTTGTTGACCGGGCTATTTTTCATTTCGCGATTAATAGTATATGTAATCCTGGGGATAATAAAGATGCGACTCCCATTGAACAATGTACTTTTGATGTAGAAACTAAGAATGGCCTTCCCTCCACGGTTCAGCTATTTTATGAGGAATCTAAGGATAATGAACCTTTAGCGAATATACATTTTCAAGCAATAGGTTCTGGTTTTTTAACGTTTGTTAATGCCTGCCAGGAACATGATGACAACAGCTTAAAATTATTTGCTTCGCTGTTAATTTCACTTTCATATTCTAGTGCCTACGCAGATTTATCAGAAACAGTGTATATTAATGAAAATAATGAGAGCTACCTGAAAGCTCAGTTTGAAAAATTATCTCAACGTGATATGAAGAAGTACCTGGGAGAGATGAAGCGTCTGGCTGATGGGGGAGAAATGAATTTTGATGGCTATCTGGATAAGATGTCACATCTGGTGAATGAAGGAACGCTCGATCCTGATATTTTAAGCAAAATGCGAGATGCTGCACCACAATTAATTAGCTTCGCGAAGTCGTTTGACCCAACCTCAAAGGAAGAGATTAAAATACTTACAGACACTTCTAAATTAATTTATGATTTGTTCGGGGTTAAATCGGAGAAATAATATGTGAAGTTCTTCGATAGTATGGAAGGCATTATATAAAAGGACCCAATATTTATTGGGTTCTTTTTTCTCTATCAATGCTATTAGCAGGGAGATATATCACCAGAGTTTAATGTGTGATTTTTTATTTATCGTCGAACCTGGATTGTTTATCATTGGCCTTAACAAAGTTAACGGCTAATAAGATTATTTCCATCACTTCGTGAGAGCTTCATGCCTTGAGAGGATCTCAATTTTCTTTTGCAATGAGACAGGCGCTTCCTGTTGTTATGGTATAGTACCCCGCTATTGAGCCTCCTGAACAGTGAAGCTGAATAACATAACCCCATGATATATTGATAAAATAATCTCTACATTTGAAAATGCACGGTAATTCTGAAATGCAAAAAATCAACCAAACCAGCGCAATGCCTGAAAAAACTGACGTTCACTGGAGTGGTCGGTTTAGCGTTGCACCAATGCTCGATAGGATGTACCGTTTTTGAAAAACAAGTAGTTATACACTTTGTGGGAGCCTATTGGGAACCCGGTGTTTTCATTTCAAGGTGTAATCCATGCCGGGCATCAGAATGAGATATAATGAGATTTTTAGTGTTCCGCTTGAGAGTCTATGATGCTTACCCTAGACGAGATAGGTCAATCTGTACGTAACAATATCCAGTTGATTATTGATCATGTCGGCTTACCTCTTGCTGTTGGTCCGCTCAGTGATGATGATTACAAGATTCTGTGTGGTGGCTATGGTGAGCTTGAATGGGACTATGCGTTAAGCACCTATGGCAACTCCAGAGAAAAGTATGAGTTCTGCATAAAACTTGTTCAGCAAGGTCGGGTTCAGGGAATACCATCAGGAGCAGCAATTTGTGTTTATGGGGTTGAAGAAAACATCTTTCGTATCCATATGATCGAAAGGTTTTCTAGAGAAGATGAATCTCACCCATTGAAAGGGCGCATGGTTTTACTCACTCTTATGAGTGCTTTTATATTTTGTAAAGCTGTTGAATGTAAAGTTGTCCACATTGTAGAGCCAGTACCAGAACTGGTGCAGTATTACGAGTCTTTTGGTTTCCGCATGGAACAGTGCGGTTATGTGATGTCGGCAGTCATTGATGAGCTGCAGGATATCTTTCTTAAATTTGCTCAGTAGGTATAGACGAGAAGGGTCTACAAATTGTAGGATACCCGTCCAGATTACCTTAAAGGTACATCTATGGCAGTCGTTTTGTGCTTAAACTACTAAGAAACGATGTCACCAATCGACATGATCGATTGGCATAAGTTAGCGAAACAAGCTAGCTTTAAAGAAAGGGTTAGAGACGCCTTTACTGTCTCGGGAGTTTTCTATGAAAGATCAAAAAGCAACCAAGCCACAGGTTAAGTTCGACACAATGAAAGCATTCGCAGGTATGGGTGCTGCTGTTGAAGTTCTGATGAAGGCTGCTCCTAATGCGTTCACTCACGCTACTGTCTCTGGTAAAGAGCAGCAGGGTAAGCTTCGTCGTCGCAAAGCAGCATGATCATAGCTGGTGCTTTTTGAAAACCCGCCTTCAGGCGGGTTTTTTCTTTAGTGATGTTCTTTGTCCTTCTGTTTGACTGTTCTGACCTGTTCCCACTCGATACGTCCTTCTTCTCGCCTTTTGTCTATGTATTCCGCAAGATCTTGAATATTGATGCAACGTTTTGCTTTTTGTGATGTGCCGATGCGATATGTTGGAACGGGCAACTTACAAGCGTTTGCTTTTGCTTCTGCCGTGGCTGGACTCATACCAAAGTACTTTTGGCTAACTGCTGAGAGTTCAATGTTTGGGGTATTGAATTCAGCCATCAGTAAAAACAAGGTGTTCATAATTTTCTCCATCAAAACCGGCTGCACCCGGGAAAATCATAATTCTGTGCTGGTGGCAGGAATTAATTTCTGCCAGATAGCGGAAACATATTTTGCCTGATGACGGGCATCAGCCAGGGCGTTGTGCCGTTCGCCATCGAAAGGCATGTCCATTTTGGGGTCGAATCCGATGGAACGCCCAAGCGTAACGATCGTGCGTACATCGTGGTCATTCCAGTACGCCCACGGGCAGATTTGTCCTGCTCGCTCGTAAGCTCCACGTAAAATTACGTTGTCGAAGGTGGCCCCGTTACCCCAGACTTTTAAATATTTCGTATTGTCTGCGTGCCGGTTAATGAAATGGTTTAGTTCTGAGAGAGCATCGCTGATCGACAAAGTATCATCAATACAGATTGCAGCTCGCGCTTCAGGGCTTTGTTTCAACCACCACAGGATGGTATCGCCGTCAGGTGTAGCTCCTTGCTTCATAGCACTGTCTAGGCTGACAACCGCATAGAATTCTTGTCCGATGTCTCCGGTTTCTGGAGTGAAGAACACCGCGCCAATGGAAACGATCGGTGCATCCTTATTTTTCCCCATCGTCTCAAGGTCGATCATTAAGTTGTTCATCACTTCACCTCCTGCGGCGGTTCCGGTAGCGGCATCCAGTGAGTTGCTTGCTCAATACCATTACCCGGCTTAATCGTTGCATCTCCGCGCCGAAAGGTGCTTCCGGTATAGCGTGCGGAGCATATTAGCGGTTCAACCAGAGAGCTATCGAAATTCACCGAAATAAGCACGTTCTGGCCCTTTTCAGGCATTCGATCACTACAGCTTATCCAACTATCCGGAGTTCCCGGAGAGTTGCCATTTACATCGAAGTTTGGCTCTGCGTCCTGAACCAAGAGGATGTAACCATTCTTGGCTGTATCAAGTTCTAACGCTTCGGTGACGGTGCCGAAATAGCGATTACCTAAATCAGCATCACAAGTGCTTATATCAATGGAAACTTCCATGCCTTCGATTAATTCTGGCAAGTTGTAAGTTTGGCTTACAGGTTGGCTACCCTGAAGCATGGCGGCGCGGTGACACCAGATAATCCAGCCAAGCGCCATATCCCATGCCATGTATTCTCTATCGCCATTTTTTGCCCTACGGCGATCTACAGATTCCCCGAAACGCTTCTCCATAAATAATTCATAGGCTGCTCGTTCATCCGATACTGCTGCCAGTGATGCCAGTGCAATTTTTAATGCGGTAAGCATGTTGTTTTGATCTTCATCGAGTCCGAACGGTATTTCATCCCGTGCTGACTCAATGCTGGTAATCGTGTTCTGTAACCATTCTTTGGTAAGAGTATTCATAACTATTTCACCTTAATCTCAACATTTCGCAGCTTTAGCTCTACTGGCAAGTCTGACTTTCCTGTTAATGCTAATGCGAGATTTTCAGGAGTAATGAGAGCTGTTATTGTTTTCCCCATCGCCAGACGAATAATCATTCGTATCTCGCGATCGTCACATGCTCCCGGTCGAACAATTGATATTTGTCCGTTCATCTCACTCTCCTTTGATGCCAATGTTTACAGCCTGACAAGCCTCTTTGAGCACCCAGTCAACAGCGTCTTTCCATGCTCCGGTTTCGACTGGCGGATTTTCACTCTTAACCTGTTCATAGAAGCGCACCGCTTTAATCAATCCTTCGGGTGTCAGTGGCACAGTCTGGGCCGTGAATAACGCCTGAATTTCATAGTTCGGCCTGTCGTTGCAATTCTCTTTTGTCGGTACATATTTCCAGTCACCAACCCACGGCTTCTCCTGAAAGTTCGTAACGCCTTTTCTCACGTAGCGATATCGCCATGTCACCGGTTCGGCTTCCAGCGATACCAGCGCGACTTTAAATGCGGTAAGTACGTTTTTAACCACATCGATTTTGAATACTATTTCATCACATACAAACGATTTATCGTCTACTACCGTTTCAATTCCGGTAATCGTGTTTTGTAGCCATTTGGTTAATTCAGCCATTTTTCATTACCGCCCTTTCGGGCGGTCTCCTGATGTTCTGAGGGTGCAGGAATCCCTCCGGTTAAGGATTAAATTTTATTTACAGAACTGAATTTAATTATTCAGATATACGTATCTGTAACCTTACGAACCTACTCACTGGATGCCTATTTCATAAAAATAATCCAGTGGGTTTTATCGTTTTTTCCTGTTCGTTGACCGATAACAGGTTTTCTGTCGGTCAGTACCAATATCTGGCGAACAGGTATTTGCGTTTCATTCCATTTAAAAATCAGAACTCCGGATGGACGCAACACACGAAAGGCTTCTTTAAATCCCTGCCGCAAATCATCACGCCAGGTATCTTTATTCAGCCGTCCATATTTCTTTCCCATCCAGGCGTTATCACCAACACGCTCAAGATGCGGAGGGTCGAATATAACCATCGAAAAAGATGCGTCTGCAAATGGTAGTGCACGAAAATCAGCTATCAGATCAGGACTGATAATCAGGCGTCGTCCATCACACAATGTGTGCTCTTCCTTTCTGATATCGCTAAATATCGCCCGGTCGTCATTCTTATCGAACCAGAACATGCGACTGCCACAGCACATGTCGAGGATTGCTGCATGTCCAGTCACTGGCTGCCTCCTTTGCGAAGCCGTTCCGCCCATTCTTCAAGGGATTTCTCTGCATATTCACCGGACAGGCCATCAATCGGATGCGATTCATTAGCTAACTCTTCTTTTGCTGACAGAATCATGCGTGTAACGTCGAAAACTTCAGCCAAAGGCTTATTGATAAATCCGTGATTGAAAGCAGCAGCAAGACGGCTTGCGGTATAGTTAATACCCTCGTTGCGAGCCTCAGCACGTACTTCATCGAATTTACGCACCAGATACTCAGCATTTGTTTCATTCACTTTCAGATCTCGCGGTACACATTTCCCGCGAAGAAACCCTTCCATTTCGAAAACATTCATGCGCATTTGCGTAACTCCGATAACTCGTTAAAACGTTCCATAAACATCCCATAGGCATGGCCTGGCGACAGTGGAATAACTTTGAACATCTCTGTTGCCGGGATACCTTCCAGAACAGGCCAGAAAGAGCCATCATCAAGCCCGAGATCACGGCGTTCGGTTGCCAGCATAATGAGATCGGCATATTTCACTGGCGTGCTCATAACAGGAGGTAACCCGTATTTCTCACGGATTACGGCGTCTATTTTTTCTTCCATCCGTTTATAGTCAGGAAGAAGTCGTTTCAGTGGCGCGGGGATGTCCTGGCAATATGCTTCTGTTGCATCATGCATTAACGCTTCAAAAGCAAATTCCTGCGGCACCAGCTGGCTGCAAAGCACCGCATGCTGGGCGACACTGTAGAAGTGTGAAAGATGTCCTGCAAAGCGACAGATATTTGAAAGGGAAACTGCGATATCGTTAATCACGATGTCGTCTTTATTTATCTTGTCATAATAAAAATGCTTCCCGGAAAAAGTTTTAATAAATGACATTTCGTTCTCCACTTTATATGCGCTGCACCGCGCTGAATTCTGCTAAAAGGAAGCTCTCACCATCCGGTGATTATTGAGTTAATTACGTTTCCATAAATGCCCCCGCAGGGGCATTTGCAGTAATGAAATCAGGCGGTGAAAGTACCAATAAAGGTTTCTACTTTGCTGTCTTTGAATTTCTCAACAAGCAGATCACGAAATTCGTTAGCCATTTCTTCCTGCATCGCTTCCAGCTGAATAATGCGCAGAACCAGTACAGGACGATCGCCAGTGATAATGCTGAGGCGTAATTTAAACGGACGTTCTTTCAGGCCTTCAAACGGAACGCATTTAAATTCAAATGCCACTGGCATAATGTCTTTGGTTTTCTCTTCGACAGACTCCATCAGGGAGCGTTTGCCGCTGAAGTCATTGTCTTCAAAATAAGCGGTCTGGTTTGCTTCAATTGTGATTTTACGGACTGCCGCAGCCGCTTTGGTTGCCTGAATGGTGTCACCATTAGCATCAAAGCCCACAAGGTAGTCGGCCCAGTCTTCAATCCATTCTGCCAGTGACTTCTGGGAGTTACGCTCGCCATTAACAGACAACAGAGCAGAAAACGGTGCTGTCTTTTTCAGTTTGAGAGTGGCGGTGTTATCTGCGTGACCTGGTTCATCAATAGTACCCAGGTTAAGCACACTGACGGCTCGCATATTATCGGCATCGATAAAGCAGCGGGTGCCTTCATCTGCAAGATCTTTAGAATAACGGGTAAAGTCATCGATGCAGGCAGTGGAAAGCGCACCACGGAAACGGAAGCGATTTAAATTAAATTTTTCCAGATCATGAATGCGGAAATTCTCAGGCAA